GTCGCGCATCGCCTCTGGGTCCATCACCCGCACCTCGACGATCCCCCAAGCGTCGACCACCACCCAGCAGACCAGGTCCCGCCGGCCGTGCGATGCGTCCACGCCCAGCCAGCGCGGCAGGTTCGCCGCCCGCCACTCATGGTCGATCTCATGCCACAGCTTGAACCCCTCGCGTAGCCACGCCTCCGGCACCCACACGCTGGCCTCGTCACCCTCGGGCAGCAGCCCACGCAGCCGCGTCCTGCGGTTGTAAGCATCCCACTCGTTCTCATACGCGACGAAAGACGCGTACGACATGATCCCCGGGATCGGCACCGGGCACGGCCCCTTGCGGCCCAGCCGCTCCCACTTCCGGCCCGCAGAGACGTTCGGCGTCCGGGCCCCGTCGATGTGGATCACCTTCCACCGCAGTCGATCGGAGCACAGGCGATCAGGCTCGTCACCCGCCCGGATCTTCCTCGCGAAGTAGCCGGCGAGGTGCAGCGGGTTGCCTAGGATCAGCATCCGGTGCGCCTGCCCCTCCAGGCCCTCGCAGAACTTGTCCGACACCCCGCTCGTTTCGTCCAAAACCGCGAGGACCGTCGGCCCGCCGTCCGGCAGCGGTCCGAGGTGGATGCCGTGCATCCCCTCCACATCCTTCGCCACCCGGAGCCGCACCCAGTCGTTGGCGTGCGGGCGGCCGTGCTCGTCCAGCCGCCTAAGCTCCATGTGCACCACGTCGATCCCCAACAGCTCGCGGACCGTCATCGGGTCGCCGTCCGCCCTGGCGATCACCTCTCCACCTGCCACCGGCTCCCTTAGCGCCGCGTCGATCTCGCCCCAAAGCGAGTCCCTCAGTTGCGGCTGGGTGATCGAGGTGCCTATCACCTTGCAAGGGAAGCGTGTGGCGTAGAACCAGATAATCAGCCTGGCCGCGATCCACCCCTTGCCTGTCTCGATGGCCGAGTGGACGATCGTGCCGTAGTTGCGAGCCACTGACTCGGCGATCTCCCGCTGCTTGCGCCAGACCTTAATCCCCGGCCAGAGCCGCCGTATGAACTCCAACGGTTCGCAGCGGTACCGCGTCAATGCCTCGTGGGCCGTTAAGCCAGACATCAAAACATCTCCATCTGGCCGAGAACCGGGGCCGGCGGGAAACGGGAGCGAGATTTCTCTTCCAGCACGAGCTTCGGCTCCAAGGGCGTACCATACTTCCCTATGGCCCGCCGCCACCATTCCAGCCGTGCCCTGGCGACAGCCACGTAGCCCGCATCCTTTTCAATCCCGACCACCTCGTCCCAGCCTGCCAACAGGCAGCCGATCATTTCGGAACCACTGCCGGAGAAAGGCACGAGGATTCGGCGGGGCGTCTCACGCTTCGGGGGCAAGAGCAGCGTCGCCAGATACTTGCAAAGTTCGAGAGGCTTGACCGTCGGATGGCGGTTGACCGCCCGCCTGGCCCACTGGCCCGAGATGTCCTGTTGACGGCGCCTGCGGGGCGACCGGCAGCGTGGCAGGCATTCCACGAGGCCCATACTACGTTCTCGTCCGTGGGCCTTGGCACAGTAGTAGAAGCGGGCAGCGGTGCCGTTAGATGCTCTTTGCCTTCGCCGTAAATGCCGTGAGTTCCGAACTTTGCCGCTTGCACTTCCTTTCGGATAGCACCACTCGGCCTTTCCCCACTCTGCCTCGCCAGTTCCAAAACTGGGCACCCTTCTACACAGGACCACTCCTCGACTTCCTCCAGGCCGTCGGGGTCGGCGTAGCATTGCGTGTCACCTCCAAAGACAATTCCTCTGCCGTAGACTTGCCCATCCTTGCCGTGGCCTGGCTTGCCGCTATGCTTGTGCCCCTTCACCTTCTCCTTCCCCCTCCTGACACAGCCGGGCGAGTGAACCAATACCAGATTGGCTGGCCAACGGCCGGAAGGGTGGTCCGTAGCCTGAAAAGCTCGGCCTGCCTCAAATCGGCCCAACGATTTTCCTGTTCTTGTGTCGCCAGCCGTCATTCCACCGGCAGTCATTCCCGCGACAAAACCTCTCATGTGCTCGCCGCTACTTGGAATCCTTCCCCCGTCGATGTTCAACCCAGCCACTTTCCATCGTAACGCGTTCTCCGCAAACGTCCCGTCCAGCGGCTTCATGGCGATCACCACCGTTTCCGTCGCCGGCTTCAGCGCTGTGCCCCAGCCATCCCAACGCTTGGCCTCGGGGGTGGCAGGGGCGGTGACTTGCCGCGGCAGAAAACCAACATTCAACCCGTGCCCATACGTAGCACGATCCGGCGCCGCTTCGTAACCTGCACCTTCGCTTACCACCTCCCTCTCCGCCCCCGCCCGCTTGTCCAGTTGCTTTGCAATATCCGTCGATTTGGGAAATCCCGAGCCAAAATGCCAGTAAATCTTGTCCCGAATCCCGAAGCCCGCGTCCTCTATGCCGCACACAAGGCGATGTTCCGTCCGGCTGTCGAATTCGATGCCCATGAACTCCAGCCCGTATGGCGGATCGCCGAGCACGGCGTCCACGCTGCACTCAGCCATCCGGCCAAGCTCCTCGATTACGTCGCCTTGGATTGATTTATTGCTGGCCACTTCACAGGTCCTCGAACCCGTCCCCATTGCCTCCGTCCGGCAGGCACGGCGTGGATGACGCCTCGATAACGTGCTCCTCGCCGTCCTCGCCGATCTCCACGGCCGGCTCCGTCGGGGCCTGCAATAGTAGTTGGAACAGATTGATCGGCTGTCCATCCTTGCCGGACAGCTCGTGCTTCTGTGGGGCGTCGAAGGCGTCGAGTCTCGCCAGGGCGTCAAGCTGCTTGCTGGCCTCGGCAAGGTACCGCGGGTCACCCAATAGCTTCTTGACCTCGATCTCCTCCTCGGTGAACCCGCCCTTCCCATCCCCGTCCGGCTGCCGCTTCCGGGCCCGCTTCCGCTCCTGCTCGACCTGCGATCGCCGCCACGCCGCGATCGCCTCCCGGTATAGGAACTCCCGTTTCGCCCGGTAGGCCGCCACTCTCGCGTCGTGGGCTTCGGCCGCCCGCTCCTTGTACCGCTCGATCGCCTCCCGATACCGGGCGTGGGCCCTAGCCACGGCCATCCCCAGCCGGGCTCCAATCTCCCGGAAGGTCAGGCCCTCCAGGTGCAGCTCGGCCACCTGGGCGATATCCTTCTCCCTCTGGATCAGCGCCGTCGACTTCTTGTGCTTCCACTGGTTCGGCTTGATAGGCATTTGGCTGGCCTATGGTTATTCAGAACCACCCCTCACTTTACGGGTGCCCCTTCGGCTAATTTCGGGGAGAGGCCCATATCTTTCATCCGCTGCAAGGCCACTGCGACGTACTTGGGCTCGATGTCGATTCCACGACAGACCCGCCCCAACTGCTCAGCCGCCACCATTGTGGTCCCGGAGCCGAGGAAGGGGTCAAGAATTACATCGCTTGGATCGCTATGCAAACGAATGTTCCGCGACGGAACTTCTAGGTGGAATGGTGCGGAATGTTCCCTCTGTGCGGTGCCGGGAATGTCATTCCAGATTCCATTCGTAGCCCACGGCTCCCCACATCGTCTCTGCCCTTCGTACGTTTCGGGGCGATAGAACATGCCGATGAACTCCCAGTGTTGATCGATGCAATCGCTTTCTGGCTTCGTGTGACATAAACCTCCGCTCTTCGTCCAGATGCGAGCATATCTCAAAAGCAATCCAACAGTTCCAAATTCCCTCTGCCATTCATCCAAGAGGAGCCGGATGTGTGCAGGCTTGCCTGTCAAGTGCGCCGCCTGCGGCGCGCCTGTATTGATGACTATCCGATGAGAGCAAACTGCCGGCCAGGCTAGCGCACAGCGGTTAACGAAGCTTTGTACTTCATTCCATGTTTTCTCGGCCTCATATTCTTTCCCAACCCAATATGGCGGTGATGTTACCAACAGCTTTGTTTGTTGCCCCCCCATCACCCGTTCCACATCCTCCGCCTTCGTCGAGTCCCCGCACAGCAGCCGATGCACACCCGCCTTGCCGGGGATCTCCCAGAGCTGCCCCAGCTTGGTCCCCCACTCGGCTTGTAGCTCGGCCGCACGGTCGATCTGCGGTGAAGGAGCATCAGGCTCAGACTGCGGCAGCAACTCGTTGATCTTGTCTTCGTCAAATCCCGTTGCGAGGAGGTCGAAGTCGGCGGCCTTTAACTCTTCCAGCAGCTTGCCGGTCGCCCCCCAATCCCAGGCGTGCAGGTCCGACGTCTTGTTGTCGGCGATCTTGTAGCCCGCCATCGCGGCGTCATCGTCCAGGTCCGACTCGACCGCTGCCACGTGCGTCCAGCCCATCGCCATCGCCGACCGTAGCAGCCCGTTGCCGGCGAGCACCATGCCGCCCCTATGCACGACCGGCTTTTGCTGACCGTAAGCCTCGAGCGACCGGCGCATCGCGTCCAGGTTTCGTTGGTCGTGAGTGACCGGATTCATGTCGTCCTCGCGCAGTTCTCCGACCGGCACGAGGAAGCCGTGCAGCTTAGGGTTCACCTTGCAGATCTGATCCGCCATAGCTCCAGTGTACAGGAATCCGGGGCCAGGTGGCAGCCCTGACTCCTGCCCCCTGACTCCTGATCCCTGGCTTCTAACTCCTGACATCCGCCACACCCACCAAGGCCGGCTCGAAGTCGTCCAGGCTGAACTCTATTGCCGCGCGGTCCGCCGTCGACCAGTCCAAGTTCTCCGCGGCCCAGACCCGCACGTCCTTGAGGGCCAGGACCCACCAGGTCACGGCCCGCCGCAACCGACCGGCAAGCACCTCGGCTACCGTCTCCGCGCCGTGTCGGCCGGGCCAGCAGGCCGAACATCCATGGCAGCCAGGCAGGCATCCAGGGCGCACGCCGGGCTCCACCCGATCGTGCTCCCCCAGTACAACAATCTCGCGGTCGCGGTGGGCCATTAGCAGATCCGGCAGCCACGGGGCAGACAGGTTGCTCGCACGCCCGACTGCCGACAGGCCCATCGCCGTCAGGGCCGCCGCATCCGTCGCGCCCTCCGGAATATATATCGTATCGGAAAGTTTTTGCCAGCCACGACAGTAGAAAAGACCGGCCGTGCTGCCCCGCATCATCAGCTTCTTTCCGTCCCTCGCCCGTAGCGACACGCCGGTCACCATCCCTTTCGCGTCCCGCGTTGGCCACGTCGAGTATTCGCAGCCGAAGTCCCGGCTCCACTGCTGCCACGTCCAGCCCACGCGAAATCTCTCCAGTACGTCGACCGACAGGCCAAGCGTCTCGGCCAGGTACTCCCGCATGGCGCCGGCCTGGGGATGCAAGTAGTTCCGGCGGGCCTCCGCCGTCCAGTCGCGGACCGCCTTCGGCTTCTCCCGCCTCGGTGGGGGCAGGTCGATCTTGTCGCCATTGAGTTTGTGCAGCCAGCCGCCGGCCGGACCCGGCCAAGGATGATCGCTTTCCAGCCGCATGCAATGGGCCGTCGACCCGTCCTCGCTCACCCGGCACCACTGTCGCTTCCCGCAGACTTTGCAGGGATGCGCTTTCGTCACTCGTACCCAGTGCGATCCAGCCACGCGCCACGGTCCCCTTTGGGTCAGGGGTCAGCCCCCCAATCCCTGCCTCCTGCCTCCTGATTGATGATTTTGCGCAGCAATACGATGACCGCCTCGCGATAGGCCGCCTCGGCTTCCTCGATTGCCTCGTCATAGGCGGCGTCGGCCTGCGCCACCACCACTCCACAAGCCGCCTCGGCTGCCCCGACGGCCTCTTCGCAGGCCGCCCACGCTTGGCACGCTTGGCTGCACGTCCGTTCGTACACCGCCTCGGCTGACCTGACGGCCTCTCTGTACGGCCCGCAGGTCAGGGCGTCCACGACTCGGCCCAGCCAACCGACCGGCAAACCAAGCTTGATGGCTCTATCAAGGTTGGCTTCTGTTAGCTCGGCACCGTGGGGCCACTCCTCGCGGAAGGTCCGCACAGACCCGCAATTCGGGTTGGCGCCTGCGTCGATCAGCATTTTGGTTGTGATGCGTCGGATTTTCTTGCCCACAACACATCCTCCCAGTCTACTGGCCCCTGTTCGCGTCGTCATCCTTCCCACCTTCCGCCTCGATGGCCTCACGCGCCAGCCGGGCGAGATCGAGCTGTGCAGCCCCCGCCGCCGATGCCGCCCACGCCGCCGCCCCCGCCGACGCCCACGCCGCCCACGTCGACCATGCCGCCGCCTCCGCCGCCGATGCCGACGCTAACCACGCCGCCCCCCGTGCCGCCTCCGCCTCCGCCGACGCCCACGCCCCCCACGCTGATCGGCTACTGTGATCACGCCCCGATAGCCAACCGTTAGCCCATGCAATCCAAGGCGGCTCTTCGCAAACAGCCAGCGCACAGCAAATCCCAAAGCGAATCCGCGCCTCCAACGATACGCTCGGCAACGCGATCCGCCGCAAGGTCTTCAACCGCGTGCAACCGACTTGCAACCCGTGATCGTCCCGCCCGACATCGCCCTCGGCCTCCCATAGGTGGGCCGTGGTGAGGTCGAGATCGGCATAAATCGGGTTCAGCATGACGGCCAGCAGCGGATCGGTGCAGGCGTGAAGCCAACCGGCCGTGCATAACTCCCCCGTGCCTGGCGCGGTGTTCTCGACACCCTCGCCCCATTGGCAGCCGCCGAATGTCTGATCGTTCCCGTCAGTCAGTTTGTAGAGCACTCGCTTTGCTTCCGGTTGGCTGACTCGCAACCGCAGTCGTTTGACCTCGTCCTCCAAATGCCGCGCATAGCCCGGCTTTCTCAGGCAGCAGGCGTGGCATTTGCCTTCCCAGTGTATCGCGGCGTACCCGCCACAACTCTCGCAGGCCCCTTCCATTTGCGGCACCCTCCCCATGCCTGCAATTCAGTAACCGGCAGCCATCACGGCTCCTTGCGATCAAAGAGGTAGCGGCTGCACAGGTACGACATCCTCATTTTTTATCTCTAGTATCATGTTTCCTATGAACTCCGCTACTTGGGGTACAACGGCGTTTCCGAGGCATCTAAGTCGGTGTATCCGACTGGGAATCCCCGTTTCAACTCGTGACTGACCAGGCCATTCACTTACCCACGGTCCTCCACAAGCGCATAGGATGCACCAGCCCTTCTCTTCGTGAGACAGGGACTTCCATACTTGCGGAAACGCTGATAGTGCTTCTGGCACCACTGCAATTTGCGAGCAGGCATCCCGCACACTTCGCAAAACCGTTCGGATGCCGGCGTCGTCTTTCCATGTTCCCAATGCCAGCGAGTGTGACACGAGCCACACAAGGTCATTCGATTGGACTTGCGGTTGTTTTTTGGGTTGCCGTCCTTGTAATGGAGGGACAGCTTCTTTGTTGCCCCGCACATCTCGCATTTGTCGGCCCGGAAACGCCTCGCCCTCCAGTGTAGCGTCTCGGCTTGCACCTTCGCCTTCCGCTGGCCCCTGGCCGTGCAACGGCGGTTGCAGTATTTCCGGCGGAGGAATACTGCCCTGTCTTCCAGCCGTCGGCCGATACGCCTCCTCAGTAAGGGTTTGCCGCAAGCGGCACAGCACTTCCCGGAATCGTCTTTTCTCACCGTCATGGCTCATTCCTCCAGCTTCGTCCAATCTTTCGGAAACCCCATGAGCCATTCTGCAAAACCCGGCGAGAGTTGACCACCAACTGCCCGCGGCAAGGGCTTGCCTTTTTTGCCGTATAGTCCCGCATCGGTCTGCGGGCTGCTGTCCGAGCGCCAGTCCCTTGCGGCTGGCGTCGGGAAGATCTGGTGAGACAAATGGTCCAGGCAAGATGCAGGTGCAATCGTCCCATCCGTATCCACAGTTTCGGCAGACGGCGTTTGGGTGATACCGGCTACCTGATTCGCCAACTGTACCCCGTGGTCTACCTTCCGTGGACTCTGTGCCCTCTCGTGCGCCTGCACCGTGCCCCAGAATGAACACCCGGTCCCTGATATGCGGGGCACCAACGGAGGCCGCCGATATGCAGTCCCATTGGACACGATACCCGAGCGAGGCCAGGTCTCGGACCACTCTTCCGAACAGGCCCCCCCGCCTTCCTTGAACATCTCTTGCTGATAGTAGCCCTGGGACGTTTTCAACCAGCACCCATGTTGGGCGGAGTATCTGGCAAACTCGACGCATTTCGTCCCAGAGCCACCTTTCATCCGCTTCGCCAGAGCGTCTTCCAGCACAGCTAACCGGCTGGCAGGGGAAACCACCGCAAATGAGGTCAACCCGCCAGTTGAAGCTATCGTGGTCGGGAGGAAACCTCCGCACGTCCCCCCACCGCCTGACGGCAGGCCAGTGCTTCGCAAGTACCTTCTGCGCGTACTCATCACATTCGCATTGCCAGACGGTTTGGAACCGCGCGTATTCATTGGATGCCCTCTCCAAACCAAGTTCGATTCCCCCGATCCCCGAAAACAAACTTCCAACGGTAATTAGGTGTTGACGCATGGCACGTTATCTATCGAATCACCAGGCACCGGCAGCCGCCGTAAGTCTGATCGTTCCCGTCAGTCAGCTTGTAGAGCACTTGCTCTCCTCCGGCAAGGGTCGCGTGATGTTTGCAAACGCTACCAAACGTCAGCTCTCCATTGTGAGGTCGAAGCTAAGAAACGCCCCCGCCTATTGGTCCCACAACTGCCTCCCCGTGGTTGTCAGCGCGACTTCGTTTCGCCGTGCTCAATTTCGCCGCCCACTCGTTACTCCGGCATTAGCAGAGCCATTGCCTGATGCCGGGGCTAGGAACTCCCGCGCCACGAAGCAGGCTCGGCCGGTCACTGGTCCATCGAGAACGCGCACCTCATTGCTAAACAATCCCCAGCCAATCTTGCGCACCCGCGTTCCCTGTTTCAGCATGACAACCTCTCCCCTCAACACCATTTGTCCCACTCCGCGAAAGTCCTTCGCGGCGAGTAGTTGGGTCATGCGATCATGTGACCCAGCCGTTGTTCCCCCGCAGGTGTCGACCCGGATAACCGCCACCTCGCCGATCTTTACGTGCTGATTCGACGTGTGGCTCCGGGCGACCTTCCGCTGTCTACCGTCAAGTCTGCCTTCCCGCCATCGCTCAGCCTTCGTCGGCTGGCGGCCAACTTTAGCCAGCGGTGCCAGGACCATCGCGGTCAGCACGAACAACATGATCAACCCCCCGCCCACCATGATCCCTCGCAGCACCACGTCAGCAATAGGTGTCTGTTTCTCAGCCATCGGCAACCCTCCCTTCGGTGAAATCAAGTTGCGAAATGAACTACGCCTACTCGTCATCCCTCACCCCAAATCCATAGAACCGCGAGCATAATCGACATTCCCGCCGGAACCACCGGCCGTTCGGGTCCGGCTTCGCGTTGAGTTGCTTGCTCGCCACCGGCACGTCCTGCCAATCGCACGGCCCGGAGTGCGGCGGCTTCCGCACCGGCAATTTATCGTCCAGCCGGGCGTCGGGGCCGGGCTTCATCTCGTCAAAGATCGTCATCGAACAACCTCATCTGCCTTTCCTGCTCGATCTCCGGCTGCCTCGCTCCCGCGAGCATCTCGGCGAAGTAGCCGCCGATCACCTCGGCAAGTGCATCCGGACTCATCCCTGTCTCCTCGACGAGCCTTTGGGTTACGTGCCCCTTACCGAGCGTCACGGCGTCGTAGTGGAGGTGTTTCATTATACCCATGTATCAATCGAACAGCCCTGTCTGCCGTTCCGGCTCGCAACCAATCAAGCGGGACAGATCTGACCACTCGTACCAGCGTTTATTGCTGCGCGCGTCCATGGGTCGATCTAGCGGCAAAGGTACGTCTACGACAGACTGATCTGCCTTCCTGTGTGTAAGCTTATAGCTTCTGTCCTGTTGGGCATGACGACTGCCGATGCGCAGTCCTATTTTTATTCTGGTGCCGTTGCGAACCAACGTCAAATCGCTGTGCCCAACATAATCCTCAAGCGTATCGAGGAAACACTCATCGAAATCCCCTTCCTCTACAAGCAGTGCCCAGACGTGAAGCTGATCAATACAGGAGGGATAAAAGTTTGCGTATGCTTTGGCCTGCAATGCTGTGCGCCGATGAGCGTCCAGTTTCTGCCACCACTCGCCGTCCCAGCTTTCGACGCAACGAGACCAAAACTCACCCTGAGTAAAGAGCTTTTTTCCCGCCGTTAGTAGCTCGAAGAATATCGCTACGCTCGGCTTTGGCGGCATACCGCACTGATCTGCCAAGGCGCCACGTCTGCGTTCTGAGGCCCAGGCAGGCATCCAATCTATCGGATGCTTGCGGCAGAAACCGACGATGTAGGCCGACGAATAGTACTGGAGTCTTACTTCTGACATATCAGCAGGCTTCTCTGAAGACGGCACAGCCCTCGTGACTTTCTCTTTTTCTGCACGATGTCCGGATGGACCTGTTGTGTGGACAAGGGGCAGTCGATCTGCCGCAGGAGCTTCCACTTCGCAGCTCGCAACTTGTCGGCGTAATCCCAGAGCCCGATGGTGTTGCCGGGTTGCTTTGGATCGTCCCAGTTGCTCATTAGGAAGGCAAGCAAGGTGCCGGCGTTCGCGAGTTTTCTCGCCTCCTTGAAACGAGCCTCAAAGAACGCCAGATACTTCGCACGCTCCAGGCGGCTAATGCTCTTCTCGCCGTACTGCTTGTCTACCTTGTCAAAGTACGGAGGGTCCCAGAAGATCAACGACGCCTTCTTGATCCTGTCCGGCCAACCGGCGGCCATGTCGTGTTCCACCACGTCGTACCGGACCGGGTGGGCATCGTAGCTGTAACAACGCCTCCCCATCGCCAGGCAAACATCGTTAACCGTCCCGCCGCCGGCCATCGGATCGAGGATAAGCTGCTTCGGCTTCGTGTAGAAATACAGGACGTGCGCGACAAGCTGGGCCGGGATTCGTCCCGGATAGTCCATGCCGAAGCCTTCCAGGCAGCCGGCAAAGTTCCAGACATCGTAGGGCTGGACGTTGACGCCGAGTTGGTCCAGCCGTTTCGCATCGTCCTTCTCGCCGTCGAGCTTGATCGACCAAGCCAGCGGCAGCGTCATGTTCGCGTCCGAGGCTACCTCCTCAACCGGGATGCCGGACGAAAGGCGATTTTTTATTAGTTTGTGCAAGTCTGCACTTTCTAATAAAAACTGGCTGATCCGGCCTTGTGTCAATTTCACGGCCTCCCCGATCTCTTGCTGCGTCCATCCCAGCCGGCTCAGTACGCTGATCTGCGAGAGCTGGCCCTCACGCTTCTTGGCGATCAGGTCCGACAGGTAGTTGTAGGCCGTGCGTTTTGACACACCCAGCCAGTTCGCTACAGCTTCGGCCGTCGCCTCGTCCTCGGACTCGGCGAACAACTCACGGGCCAACGCCTTTGTATCGGCCGACGAAAGCCGGTCGCCGTGCTTGGCGCTGAGGCTGGCAGCGTACAGTTTGATCGGCACGTTATCTGGCACGACGTGAAACTCCACGTCGACCTTCTCGCCAGGTCGAGTCCAACCGTCACGCTTGTCGGCCTGATCGTAAAGCTCGTTCGCCCTAACAATGGCCAGCTCGCGGTGCCTCCCGTCGAGCAGTCGCTTGGTGCCCTTCTCAATACCCAACGGCGGAAGCTGCTCCCCTGCCAGGTAGGCGTCAGCGTACCTGGCCACGGTGCTCGCAGCCCATTTGTCGCGGGGATAAATATCAGGGTCCCAAACAATATCCGCCAACTTCATTTTCGCCTTTGCCACGGACTCACTCCTTTGATCCCATTATACAAAAAAAACTGCGCACCCTCCCCCCTGGGACACTCCCTTCGCTTCCCTCTGACCTCACTGAATCCAGGCCTTGCATCATGGCCATGATCTCAGTTTTCGATATCGAGTTCTGGCGAAGGGCTAGGCACCCACGGCTTTCTGCTCGCACGTTGTGCTAAGCGTTTTCGATCTCTTTTCTTGGTACTGTCCAGGCCTAACAACCTACGGCGGCTACTCCAGTCCTCTGCTTTCGCAATGAACTCCAAGGCCAGTTTCGCGTCGGCCTCATTTCGGTTTCGGACATGCAGAACGATGATCCCGCTGCGAAGATAATTGTACTTATCCCGGTAGCCGTCGTAACCGGGGTCGTGCTCGGGCCCGTCTACTTCCACTGCAATCCCAAGTTCGTGACACCAGAAATCAAAGAGCCGGTAACCCCACTGGGCTTGCCGGCTCCATTTGTGCTTGTTGGTTTTCAGCTTGTCCGCGAACCAGTTTTCGTTTTGGTTCCGGAGGGCAGCCCTCCGATTCATCTCCTGCCTTCCCTTCATGTAGGCATGTTCTTCAGCTTTCGTGGTATAGCGTAGGGATTTCATTGTTGCTGTTCGCTATCGTTCGGGTTGGTCGCGCACCGACCCCGTTTTTGGCAAGCGGAGCCGGCACAAATAGGCTTTCGCCACCGCCCTGGGAGGCCAGCTTTCCGGCTGGACTTTCTTTCTGTCCGCGTCCAGCTTCCCCCACGGACCCACGCTGTTTACCGTAGCCCGGACGTCGGCACCGACTACGGTCGGATTGCGGCCTTCAACGCTCCGTTACCTCGGCCGCTTGTGGGCTGTGCCTGGTGGCCTTGGCCTCGTCGGGCGTCCGATCCCGTCGCCATCCTGGGCTATATCTCCGGCAACGCTCGGGGGTTCTCCCCGCAGAGCCGGCAAGTACCTCGGCCGGTTGCGAATCCGGCTGACGCTGATTCGAGGCAGAAAAGAAAGGCTAGGCGGGTAAATTGCGGCGGCTGGCCGCGTCCGTCGCGGGCGGAGTCTCGCTCGGTTCCGCTTCTGCCAGCCGCCAAGAGGGGGACCCGTAAGCCCAGCCAAGAAAAGAACGCGGGCCGCCCCAGCTTGCCAGAGGGCGACCCGTGTTCCGCACCACTCCGCGGGTCTTTTTTGTCCGGCGGCGCTATTGCTGCCGGCGAAAGTTCTGCTATAATGATTGCTAATAAAGGCATGGCGCAAGTTGCCGTTGCGTTATGCAGACCGGCCCAGCGGGTCGTGCCGCCGCCGGTCACTCGGGGCCCGTCCTCCACGGTCGGGCCTCTTTTCTTGGATAAAGCTTCAACTGCCCCAACTATAGCACCTCGGGCGGCTCCTGTAAACCCCAACCTTTCAGGCTGCCTCCCGAACCAGCTCCCGAGCCCTGCCGGCAATCGCCGGCCAGTCTATCCTCAGCTCGCCGGTGGCCGAGTTGTAGCGGGCTACCTGCCTGCCCCGCCACCACGCGAAGTAGCGGCCGCCGGCCACCGTCACCACGTCGTGCGGCGCGCCGGCTGACCAGATGGCAGCGCTCGCCGGGCCCCACCAGCTAAACGGCCCGTGGTTACTCGCCCGCCGGCCGTCAGCCAGGCCAAGGACCCTCTTGGGCGTCAGCGAAAACTCCACCATCCTCACTGCTCCCGGCCTTCGGGTTACTTCCGACCGTCGCCGCAGGGTTCGCTTTCTTTGGCTGTTTCAGGGAAGACTACGCCGGCTGCATATTCAAGCAGCTCGCCGGCCTCGGGTGTCCCCCGGAGTCCGTCAAGAATTGCTTTGCCGAGTTCGGCAAGCGTACCGGCATTGCAGGTGGCCACGACGACGCTGTACACGTTGTCGCCCTCCCTGTTCAACAGCTCCCTGCCCGTTGCGTCTTCTTTCCAAACGACCTTCATGGTGCGTCGCATTTCTCGCCCTCCCTTTCTGCCCACTCGTGGTAAAGCAGGTCACCCTCCGTCTCGCGGAGGTCCTGCCGCTCCCAGCCAGTCAGCTCCTCCTCGCGGGGAGGATCGACGTTCTGGTCCGGCAAGTTCTCAGGATCGTACAGCATCGGCAGTGTGCCTCCAAAAAAACAGGCGTAGTACCCCCGCAGCCAGCCGCCGCCACCAAACGTCGTCGCGGACTAATCGCGTGACGCGGGCGTGCCCCTCCTCCGCCTCGTCCCACGTTGAGTATCGCCACTGCCGCCCGTCGCGGCGCCCGCCTAAGATCATCGTCTCGAACAGCAGCGGCCGCGTGCAGTCCAAGCCGTGATCCATTCCGAGGAACACCGTGCTGACGAGGCAGCCTCTTGTCTCCGTCCTCCCCACCACTACCGGGGCGACCGCCCTGCGCCAACGGCACCATTCGGCCACGTCGGTTACGGGCACGACCTCCTTACCATTGAGGATGTAGAGGTGTGATCGTCGGGGAGCCTTGGAAACCATTCGCAATTTCTCCTATGCACCCTTATTATACCACGCCGGCGGCCGGGGCTCCGGCAGGTGATGCCCGAGCAGGACCGCCAGCCGCACCCAGTCGAGGGCCTGCCGGTCGGTCCGCCACTTGGCCCACAGCGACACGGGGAGCATGGCACTCCAGCTCTCGTCGTGGCACCCGGTGCAGAGCCGCAGCAGGTTGCATCGCTCGTCCGACCGCCCCGCGCCGCCCACGATATGGTGCACGTCACATTGAGCGCTCGTCAACGGGACCTCGCACACCTGACAGAACTGCCAGCGGCGGCGGTAGTCTGCGACCACGCCCCGGTAGCGGACGATGTTCGGGCTCGGCCAGTCAGCCGCACGCCGCGGCAGCAGCTTGCGGCAGTCGCCGAGCCTCACGCCCCGTCCATCCTTCAGGTCATCTCCCTTAGCCATCGCTCCTTGTCCGTTGATTCGCTGTACAACCGCGCGTATTCGGCGAGCTCCCGCAGGGGCACGCCGACGATGGCGCACATGTGGAGGATCGCCACGAGCGCCGACTCGACTCCCGTCACGGAAAGTGGCAGCCCGTGATCGTTGTGCGATTGGAGCAGCATTGCCACCGGCCCCGCTATCGCCGCAAGCCTGGCCCGATCGGAGTCCGGTAGTGGGCACGCCAGCAGCGCGTGGCAGTAGTAGCACTCCTTGTCACCAGCGTCGAGGAGTATCTCATTGCCACAATGTCTACAGCGGATGAGTCGCTTATCGTCCATTAGCCCCTGCCCCCTGTCCCCTGCCCTCTGATCTGCGAGCCTGTCGATCTCCGCCAGTAACGCGCGAAGGTGGTCCGTGGCGGCAACGTACAGCGAGCGGCCGGCGACTATGTCACGAGCCTGCTGGATCAGTTCGTACATAACTCAGGTCTCCAGTTTGCCAGGAGCCAGTCGTGTTCCGCCGCCAGGGCGTCCCGGCGGCGACGGTAGCTTTCGAGCACGGGCCCGCCCACGGGCGAAAGGTCAGCACTCCAGCCCGTGCCGTCCCACTCGATGTGCGAGGCGCGCTTGACGCGGCACTCGCCCAGCTCAGCCAGATCGGCCAGGGCGTCGTCCCAGACGGCCGACACCCGGCCGGAGCCGTCGATCGTTAGCTCGATGGTCTCAGTGCTTGACACAGCGCACCTCGCTCTGGTGGTGGTACTCGGGCGTCAGTCGGTCCGATCGGACCTCGCCGAGCGCCTTCTCCAGTTCCTTTGTGGCCTCGCGGCAGGCCGGCCCGGCGACGCCCTCGACCGCGACCTGCGGCTGGCCCGACGTGTCAATCGTTATTGTTACCTTTCTCACGGTTCCGCCTCCTTGGTCAGGGGTGCTGAAAGCTATTTAGTGCAGACAAGCCTGAGCTGCCCGTCGTTCTGTTTCTTCTCGGCGACCATCCAGCCAGCCCGCCGCATCACGCTCTTGCTCCGCTCGGCGGCGTACCGCTGCTTGAGCAGCCCCAGCCCGGGGCCGCACTTGGCGTGCAGGCCCTTACCCTCGTTGAAGTTGTCGTAGACCAGGCAGTAACGGCCCGGCTGGCTGGGTGACTTGTAACAGCCGATTTCGTATTGGGCACCCGGCACGCGGATTACGCCAGCATCGGATGTACCGTAACGCTCGACAGGGATGCCCTGCTTGTAGGCGGCCTGGTCTGCATGGAAATCATTCATCCAGGAGCCATACCACGCCCATTTCGTCGCCTCGCGGTCGAACGCGAAGCCCATCGCCTCGCACGCCCTGGCGAGCGTATCGAGTGAGTCCACGGTCAGGTCGATCAGAGCCACATGACTCATTTGCTCACCTCCTTTCTGGCGGTGCCGTTGTCAACGTTTCCATCTCCCGGACAACACTACGGGGGCCAGCAGCAAAAACACGACGCAGCAGCCGATGATCACTGCACGCACGAAACTCGGATCTGCGTGCGAAATGCGGAAGATGTCGTCTAGCATGGTGCACCTCGTCTGTTGAAATCGGCGGGCGGATATTTCACAAGGGTGTCGGGCAACGAATCGCGACGCCCCGCCAGGTAATCAAGCACTTCAGGTTGGTTGCAATGCGGTCTTCCGATCGAGATGAATCTGAACCGCCGCGGCTGCTCGTATTCAACAGCAACGGCCCGCATGAACAACCACGCGTCGCGATACAATCTAAAGGCACATTCGACTTCTTCGCCTACCTTTAGGATACATGGTCCATCAGTTGCAAATTCCATCGCTGTCGGCCCGGCCAGGTATCCGCCCGGTCCTATCACCGATTGCCATGCAATCTGCGGAGTCTCGGCAGTGAGGGTGATATTACGTTGGATAAATAGACCAAACCCAAGCTCCTTTCGCGAAAGCACGATCAACGATGCTCGTGCCCTTCTGGTCAACGTGTAGTCGTGCAGTTTGTACATTATATCACTATTGTTGAAATCGGCGGGCGGTAGATCCCACGGCCGTTGTCCGCCTCGCCGGCGAGGAGAAGTATGGGGCCACGCACGGCCCGACTGACAGTGCCGTTCCGGACGGCCGTCGCCTGCGGTTGCCAGCCACGATACAGTCCATTGATCATTCCTCTGTGAGTTGCTTGAAAACTGTGAGTTGCTTAAAAACGTGGGCGGGCCGGATTCTCACCGCGCCGTCCCGGGGCTACAGGCTGACCGCCCCAAGGCTCCCAGCCACTGATGCGTGACGCGAACACGCCGCCGCCCACACCTCAATTCTACACACTCAGGGCCCGTTCCCAAAAAGCTGCTTGAATTTGATCACCCAGACCCACGGATTCACGCCCCAGCCGTAGCCACGTTTGGCGTTCAGCGAGTCCCAGTGAGCCCTGTACTCTATACGCAGATTGGCTGTCACAAACTCACGCCGTTCCTCCGGGGTCCGGCCCTGGGGCCCGTAGAGATGGTCCCCTGGCGTCCGGATCGGGGAGTGCAGGTCCAAGTATGTCGCGTTCCAACTTTTGCACCCTTCGGCGATGCAATCTTCTCCGCTGATGCTTTGCACCCTCTCCATGCGAATTCCCGTGATCTCCAAGAGAATCCGAGAGGCCCAGCGGGGCATGTGGATGGAGGGACGCCACTTGGCAAGTGTAATGCCGGGTGATATCTCGCGGGCCGCATCCGTGGCCTTCCAGAAGATCACGTCGCCCTGAACGTCATCAAGTTCAACCTCGGCCCAAGTCTCCCGGACCCACAGCTTCATCCCGACTTGGCCGTAGGGGCAATCGTAGGCAAATGCGGGCACGCTACGCGGATCAAAGGGCTCAGCGTAAAGACCCCACTCGCGTTTACCATGGTGCGACGGGCCGAGCACGGGGCACTTATGGGCCTTTAGGACGATACCGGGCTTCAGAAGGGAGATATCCGGCTGCGGCTTGATCACCCGCCGGAACTGCGACTTCCGCTTGGCCAAAGTCGCCCGGACTTCTTCGGCCACGAACCGAATCGATGGTTCTGTAGTCTCAGCCATTTCAATCGTCCCCGAAGCTAATTGCCCTCGCCGGCGCGTCGACCAGCAAGTCGTCCAGCGTCTTGCCCGCCCTCTCCAGCTCGGCCTTCACAGCCGCCCTCATGCCGTCGTTGGTCCGTAGTTCCGTGAGGCCGCGGCCGTTGATGACGCTCCGCAGGTCCGTCACCACGGCGGCCAGCTCCGAGTCGCCCAATACGTTGCGGGCGTCGAAGGAAGCCAGCCAGTCGCTGACCTTCGCCAGCGTCGACGCGCTCAGCCGCCTTCGCTTGCCGTCCGGCCGCTCGCCGAGGCTCTCCGCCAGCCCCGTAGCCAGCCCCCGCAGCCCCTCACGCAGGGCGAACTTAGCGTCCTCGGCAACGCTCGACAGCTCCTCCGCCACGCGCGCCGACTCCCGCTCGTACAGGTACTCGCCGATCTTCGCCTCGCCGGGCGTGTCCCAGCTCGACACCCGCCGCTCGACCCAGAACTGCTTGCGAAGTTCGGCGGCGTCGGGATAGTCGGCCGGGTCGAACTGGTCGGCCAGCGACGCCTTGGCCATTTCGATCTGGGCCGGGTAGACGGCCACGAAAGCGTCCGCCGCCTCCGAGTAGGCCGTCTCGGCCTCCTCCACGCGACTGTACGCCTTCTGCAATAACTTTAGCGGCAGGAGGTGCCGCCCCGTCTTGAATGGGGCCTCCAGCTCCAGGGCCTTGAGGTACTCCCGACAGGCCTTGGCCACGTGCAGCACCGCCCGGTACTCCGGCGAGTTGATTATCTTTTTCGACAGGCCAAGCTGGTTTTTATCCGCGGCCGTCTCGACCTTGCCGAGGTCGCCCCTGCGGGTCATTCCCGGCTTGTGGAAGATCACCTCCAAGATGACGGTGCCCGACTGAATGGCCTCTGCCATCGTCTGATTGTGCGAAGCGTTCATTGTACCCTCCATTATACACAGATGTCCCGGCCACGCGCCTCGTCGCCGCGAGCGCGGTACACTGACGGGCGGCTGGCCGACATGTACTTGCCGTCCGCCTCCTTCCGGAGGTCCTGGATCTCGTCCGGCATGGCCAGGGCTACAGGGACGATGTAAGCCGCCGTCTCGCTGAGCTTGCAATTCAGGTCGGACGCCAGCTCGCAGCACGTGCGGATCTCCGCCCCAGTCCAGCCATCGTCCGCCGGCAGTTCTGTTTTCTTTGGGCTGAATCCGTGTCGCGCCAGGTAGTACCGCCAGATGGCGCTCCGCTCTTGCGAGTCCGGGAGATCGACGAAGTACATCCCGTAGCCGAACCTTCGCCGCAGCGCCGTGGGGATGCCGCTGACCGAGTTGCAGGTGGCGATCCAGAGGCAGCGGTCGCCGCTCACGGCTGAGACCACCTTTAATGCCGACCTGACGTTGCCCTCGCTTTGACCGACCAGCGAGGCCTTCATCGCGTTGCTGTCCCATGCGATCGTCGGCACGCCAGCCTCGCCGCCGGTCGCCTTCGCCAGTAGCGACTTGCCGGTTCCCGGGGGACCGAGCAGGATCAGGCCGCGGGCCTCGTGGTCCTGCATGTGTGTCAGCAGGGCCTGCAGGATTCCCTGCGAGACGCCGGAGGAGTCCGAGAACTGCCCATCGCTGCCGGCGACCATCTTCTCCAATTCGTCCACCCAGCATACCGCGTCAGGCTTACGGTTGCCCGTGAGCACCCGCCCAAGGAACTTCTTCACGTGCGCTAAACCGCACACATCGGCGAACGTCTCACCGCCCCGCCAGACCGACAGGCCCGGCGTCTGCTCGATCTGCTGCCGCTTGCTCTCCCAGAGGTGGTCGAGATCGATCCCGCCGGGGCGCAGGGACATGGCCACAGCTTGCTCGGCAGCGAACGCTGAGAGGCCCTGCGTTGCGGCGACCGCCCGGGCGACCGTCCCCTCGTCGGCTGACTTGCGGTTGCTCTTGCCCGAGCCGTGGCACTCTTCGCACTCCAGCCCGGCATCCGTGCCGTTGCCGCCGCAGGTCGAGCAGATATTGGCAGCCTCGTCCTGCTCACGCACGATCCGAGCCAGGGCCTCCGCGTCGGGTAACGGTTCGTCGAACATCACCACATCATCCTTGAGCGACGGCGGCAGCTCCAGTGACGGCGCCAATAGCACGAGCATCCGCCGGTCACGCTTGAACTGGTCGCGGAGGTTCCAGACGCCTTGCCTGAACACAGGCGCGTCCATGCACTCCTGCGCGTTGCAGACGAACGCGATCGTCCGGGGCGGGAACTTCACGGCCGCCTCCAGGAAGGCGACGGGATTCCCGATCGAGTCCTCGCCGTCGATCGCGGCGACTTCCTTGCCGGCAAGATTGATCGGTCGGCAGCCCCTCACGATGTCCCACGCCACGATCGGCGGGGGCTTGCCGTTGAGGTCCGACGCGGCGATCGTTTGCATCGTGGCCGCCGGGTCGGGCGTCTGCACCGCCACGAGCGGCACCGATACCCGGCGGGCGTGCCTCAGTTGTTCAATCAGACTCATCACTTGCCCCCCTTTTCTTCGCAGCCATTGCCCGATCGTAGTAGCGAACCTTCGCCTTGTACTGCTTGACCTTCGTTGCGGCGAGCCGTTGCTTCCGCGTCCACTCGGCGAGTTTCTTCCTGGCCGCCTGGGCCCGTTTCTCTTGGAGCGATACCCTTGGTTTCACGGCCCTCTTCATCGGCTCCTTCCCCCAGGCAGTGAGCAGTTCGTCGCGGCTGGCCCTGAATTTCTTCATCACTTGCCTCTCGTGCCAGCATGTCTCTCGTTCGGAGCCGCCCGACCGGCGGCCACGCCGCGTCATCGAGACCTGGTGGTAGAACCACAGGTGCACCAGCTCGTGGGCCGTTGTGCTGACCAAACTGTCAAGCACAGCTCTCTCGCCCTCGCTCCTTTCCTGTTGCAACAGGTCTGCTGCCTGCTCTCGCTCTACGATTCGGCCTCCGACGTTCACTGGATCGCGGCAGTTCGTCCCGTGGCTTTTATTGACCTGCGCTACATTCCGTTGTTGGTAGTCGATAAAAATCGGCTCAGCACAGCCGTGCGTGACTACGATCCGTCCGCTGTTGAAATAGGCGCGCCCCGATGCCGCAATACCTCGCGGATGGTACCGCCCGCCCTTGCGGAACGTTGCCTCCCGAACATGTCTCAGCGGCAGCCCGATCTCCCGGCAGCACCATGCAACCATGCGCCGCAAGAAATAATTGGGGTACTTTGTGGTGTTGTATACCTTCACGGCTCGTTCTCCTCTTGTCTTCGGCACTCCAGGCACGGCCAGCCCATGCGAGGCCGCCACTCGTACAGCCGACGGCACACCGGGCATCGCCCCGGCTTGGCCAGCCGCACAACGGGGTTATCCGGCGACGATAGCGGGCCGCCGCGATCCTGCCGCGAAGGCAGCGGCCGGTGAACCTTACGGATCACCCGGAACTCGATCACGCCCCAATCCGGCGGGCCGGCGGCAAATACGCGGGCCACGCCAGTCTTGCCGCCCTCGATTCGCTCGTAGCTGACGAGCTTGTAGCAGCCGTGGTCTATCACTGCAATCACACGAGCGTAGAATCGCTCCGCCCGAAACGGCTCGCGCCGGACCTCCTGCACGGCCACCTCGTCACCGGGGCCGACCGACGTGTGGTAGGACGCCGTCGGCTGCACGCCCATCACGCGCAACTGGCCATTGCGGACTTGGCGGCTGGTCATTACAGGTAGCATTGGCGAGCCTCCTTAGTCAGGGGTCAGGGGTCAGGGGTCAGGGGTCAGGGGTCAGGCTGGTCTGGCGGAACATGATCCGATCGCCGTCGTAGCACCAGCCGGTCTCCAGCGCGTCCGCCAGGCGCAGCAGCATCCCGACCGACAACTCCGGCCGACCGCCCCCCTCGATCAACGAAATGTATGACGGCGCGACCCCGATCCGCTTGGCCAGCTCGGT